CGCGCCCCAGACGGTCGCCTCCACTGCATCGCGGTTCTCCATTTTCTTTACTTCAGTAATGGCCTTGCGGGTTTTCTTTTTGAAAATACCAAACATCGTGACTTTTCCTTTTAGTGGGTGAGCCTCCGCCCGGGGGGTGACCAGCCCACAGAGAAAGTCACACTGACCATCCCGTAAGCTCACCCCTGAAAGGCTCTGTGGTTTTTGATGTGCGCCGGGCGTGGCGCGGATATGAAAAAGGCCCGCCGTAGCGAGCCTCAGATTAAAGTGCGTGGGTAATTGCTCTCGTATTCATAGTGCTGTATTCACCACATACCCGGATTTTTGATATTGTTAAATCGCCAAAAGTAACAATGTCTCAAATGAGGTAAGAAATGGGTCAGAATAACAAACCATTAGATGAAAATGACAAATCCAAGTCAGCTCCAAAGCCCAAATCAACAGAGGAACCAAAGAAGGATCCTTTTTCCGTAGAGAGATTGGTCGTTGGTGATTCCTGGGGAGGTATCAGAAGAAAAAGTAAATAACAACAGAAACCATTAATGAATAAACGGGGGCAAGGATAGCTGATATCCTTGCCTTCTCGAGTCCTTCTCTCAGTCTTTTATTTTCCTGCAATAATTCGTTTGCAGTTCTGCACAAAGCCATCAATCTGTACCTTCTCAATATGGACAAACGGCTGTCTTTCCCCGAAAAACCTCGCTCTTTAAACCTGGCGTAATCCATCGCAGTAATGCCCTTAATCGCCGGAGTGTACAGAATATCTGGCGACGCATGAATAATGGCACGCTTATGCACTTTCAGCACATTAACAACAAGGTACACAGCACAAATGGACCAGTAAAAGACAAAAACAGCCAGTCCAGCGCCCAAAAAATCCAGATGAGTTTTTTGCGTTAATAGTAAAAATGATGAACCGATGCCAACTATCAGAATGCTTAATAATTTATAGCCATTTTCCTTGTTGATGCTGTTTGAGCAATGGATTTCCCGAATGCACTCTTCTCCCTGTTTTTCAAGAAAATCAAGAATGTCATCATCCGCATCAAGAAAATAGTCGCCGGGTAGATTTTTCATTCCTTCACCAACCACGTAATCTGTAATACGCTCAATTTTACCTGAACGCCTGACGATGAAACACCAAGTTCACCAGAAACAACAAAACCCGCTCGATGGCGGGTTCTATTAAAGTTCAATTGCGCTTGGTTCGCCTCGCGATACAGCTTTGCGAAGCGTACCGGAATTAAAGCAGTTTGTTGCTCATTTTGCAATGGTTTTATACTGCCACTCCAACAACTACCTCTCTGGCTCAGGCGGACCAATGAATGTATTGTCTACTGATTTATGAACCTCTTCATTAAACCACGATGCATGAGTGATGTTCTCGCGCGGAATGTTAATATTGGTATCGACATCAGACAGAGCAGAATAATCGTTGATAAAACATATCCTGCGAGTGTCCTTGTTACGATATCCAGACATAACCGGGGTCAATGCGATTTCTTGTGTAGGTGCCTCTGTCTCGTTCGGTTCCGTAATGCGAGAAACCACCCCAACATAAACTTTTCCACAATCCATTGTTATTAAAATATGTCGTTTATGAAGCAGTGAGTTAAACAACAATGAATTCATAGGGGTTTCATGCATTAAGGGAGCCATAACTGACAGCTTTAGATGCTTCATTAACTCTCTCGGTACAATTGATTGACGCCCTTCGTTTTCTGCCATTAGCGCCTTGAGAAATTTAATTGTATATACAGTTTTAGCTAAATAAGCCCAAACATAGCCGATTGAAATCGAAGTTACAGATATAATAATGAACCAAGCCCATAGTCGATTTTGCGACTCACTCTCGGTAAAATCAGCCCACTCTGCGATCGCCATAACCGGATGGATATCGGCAAAAACAGCTTTAGTGATGACAGCACTCCCTACTGCTATCAGGACACAATAAAACCCATAGCCAGCCGCTTTCATGTAAAGCAACTGGCCAGAGTAACGGTGTAACCTGTAGTAATGATAAGGATGTTTGGTCAAAAGGATAAATCCGCTAATCAGAAGAGGCACAAGCAAAACAGCAATCATCGGTGTTCTGCCTCAAACTTCGTGTGTGGCAGATGTTGCTCATACCCGTTTGGTAAGTCGTTCAAAGATGAATCATGTTTCACTCTTTCCTTTGCATAGCCCACCATTGCCTTAAACTCCGGCGATTTTTTTATCTCAGAGGAAGAAACCTCCAATCCCCCACGACCATGAATCTTGATGCTGCCTAAACCGTTTTTCGGCATAGTATGTACGTACACTTCTGGCTCATACTTTTTTTCGTCATCTCTAACAAGTTGAAAGAAAAGTTTAACAATCTCAATAATATGCATTGATTTTGTTACCATTTACCCTCCTTAACATACATACTATGTGAAAAAATTATTCCAAGTACTAACAAATTTTAAGCTATCCTTCTGGAAAATCACTGAAATTATACATAATTTTAGCACACTTCAATATGTCTCACTCGTTTTCACCAACCATCTGTCATTTCACCAAACGAATTTTTCATCGGGAGGTACAACATGAATTCAGCCACAGTCAACCAGTGTTCTACTCTTCTCCGGCAAGTAATTAGCGACCATTCTGGGTGCGTTTTATTTATCTCCTCTGCCATTTTTAGCTTACTCATCCCCCGCCCCTCATACCGTTGTCGGAGGATGCTAATCAACCCCGGATGTTCTGCCAGCACCTCACTTATAACCCGATCAATACATAACGCCTCTGCATCAGTACAATGCGCCAGCCAGCTCTTTTGCTTACCATTGATCATCTCTCGCAAAAATGCTTCCAACTCTGGTTTATCAATTCCCGCTTTTTTCAATCTGCGCAGGGCTTCATTGATGGCTGTTTTTGTCATTTTTTGGGATGCCAGCAACTGGTTAAACATATTCCCTGACCTGCCGCCGCCAATATACGACCAGCGCCCCCACATACGTAGTTTTCCCTGAATCCAGACACTTTCCAGCGTGGTGAGACGAAGGTGTTCTCCGCTTTTTCCTGTATTCGTTGGGTAAATCATAAATATCCCTCCTTTCTCCAGATTTCTTGTGTGCGAAAAACACCTTCTGCATGCATCAGGCGCAATTCTTCTTTGGTGTAATCGCTGGTTTTTACTCTCCCGTCGATTAAATCGTGGCATGAGTTACAGGCAATCGCCGCCTGCATATCGTGTGGTTTTGTCGCTGTTCCGCACGTCCCCGCCAGCCTGTAATGCGCCAGCACAGACGTTTCCGGATCGTGATTGCAGTAGCCAGGAATTCTGACGGTGCACATCTGCCCCCGCGCCGCTTTACGTAAATCCACCATTACGCAAACTCCAGTAGCTGCGCGGCCACATTTTCGACTTGTTCCGGAGAGGAAAATTTACGGAACAGGATCCAGTTCCACAGTACATTCAGCACAGATTTATAAACCTGCTGAAACTCGGTTTCGTCCATATTCGCAAACGAGATGGATTTCGCCCTGCGCCCACGGCTACCGTCCGGATAAATATGCTCGGTGTAAAATCCGGCCTGAATGGTTACCCACTCGCGGAAAGCCTCAAACGACTTTAGCAATGCTGTATCCCGGGTTCTGCGTGTCGCAACTGTATTCAGATATTGCTCTGCGGCTTCGCTCAGAGCTGGCGTATGTTCCCGGCCTACTGATTCACACAGATAATCAACGAAACCGGACACCAGTTTTCGTTCGCGAGGAGTGATCGCCCCACCGACCGGAGTCCAGTAATCGAATCCGAGTTGCAGAAGTTTGAAAAAACGCTTATGGAATGCGTAGTTACGAACGCGCTTAAAATCAGCGTGTATCCACTCGCCTATTTTGATTTGATGCAGAAAATCACAACTCTCCGGCGTCGCCGGGAGAAGTAATCCGGAAGAGGTTTGTTTGACCAGTTGTATATGTGCCATCGGCTTTCTCCGGTGGCACGGTGTTACTCAGCAGGAGTTCAATCCTGCTCAAGATTGTAGATGAGTTTATTCTTCAGCAAAAGCAGAAAAACCAGCCTTAAAACCAATCTCTTTCAAAACCCCTAATGATGTGACAAATTCGTCCTCACGCAAAATAAAACCGTCCGTCAGAAGTCCATTACAAAAATAAAATAACGCAGCTCCACTCTTCCTTTGTTGAGACTGTAAACATTTAATACGGCAGTGACTGACAATAGCGCCATTCTCAACGCGCACAGTATAGAGGCCATTTTCACTAAAAATTTCACGCAATTCTTCGATTTTCATCAACAGAATCCTTCCAGATAAATAGCACTCCCCTGTTCGGGGTCCATCCCTCTTCTCCCTGCGCGCTACTTAAGTATTTTTGATTCTATTCCGGCACTATCCAAAACTTCAAACGCGTTGAAAATAAAAACAAAAACCCGCCGAAGCGGGTTAAGTGTGGGTGCATTGAGGATGCCTGACACATCAGAGGTGGCGGGGGTTTACCCCGCCTGGTCTCTTACTCCTCAGGTTCGTAAGCTGTGAAGACAGCGACCTCCGTCTGCCCGGTTCGGATTCGTACCTCGCAGAGGTCTTTCCTCGTTACCAGTGCCGTCACTATGACGGTTAAACAGATGACGATCAGGGCGATTAACATCGCCTTTTGCTGCTTCATAGCCTGCTTCTCCTTGCCTTTCGGCGCGTAAGAGGCTAACCTACATGTGTCTAGCATGAAATTGGCCTCAGATTAATGTTAAGCGTCTTGCAGGACGCGTAATGTTAACTGGGGCTTTTCTCTATCTGCCTTTGGTGTTCATGCCTGAGACAGATAGCCTCAAGCACCCGCAGCAATTCTACTTAACTATCCTTTTCCCGCAAATCGTTTTTATCCCCAGCGGCAAATCGAATACACCACCAGCGCCACCGCCATTGCAATTCCTACCGTTGTGAATGCTTCAGGCCAGGTCATCGCAAAACATCCTCTGCACTTATCAGTCCGTTTCGCTTCAGGTAGACCATCGCCTTCTCCGGTAATTTGCAGTCCGGCTTCGCTTTCCTCAATTGGCTAACCAGTTGTTTAATCAGCATTGTTAATTCCCGTACCTGAACGTCCCCTTTGGTATCCTCATTGGTGAGGATACCATCGTCTTTCCCCTGAAGCATGGCTGCGCGGCAGGCATCCTCAACACCTTTAACTGCATCTGCGCAGTAGTTATAGCGATTGCATTCCACTAACTTCTGCTTGAGATTTTCAATTGCTTGCGCGACATCAGCCTGTATTACGGGAACGGGGGGAGCGGCGTAGACCTCAATAATTCCATTATCAATAGGCCATTCTCCATCCTTGAGGTAGTCACTTGTACCGTCAACTTGCTGTTCTGCAATGTGGAATGCACCTATTGGTTTTGCTTCCAGCGATGCCAGCGCGATACGAAACACATTAGCAAGCAGACTGTTTGAAGATTGGTTATCGTGCGCCGCATCGCTCAGAAAGCCAGTGATGAATGATTTAATCTCTGCGCTTTCTCTGGTAATAGTTGCCATATCTGTTTCCTTATGTGGGTTAATTTTATTGTGTAGCTTCCTGAATAGTGTAGGCACCTCACTCTCCTTTAGTGCGCAAGTGGTTTTTCCAGCGGTTTTGCGCCGCGCTTCTGCTCCGCCAGACACCGTAAAAACGAATAGAGGAACACCCCCTAAAACCCAGATATCTATAGTAAATAACAAGCCGATTTGAGATACGGATACGCTGCCCGGGCTTTGCTATCAGCATCTTTGCCTTACGGTTTTTCATCGTTTTGTTCTCCGATTAGTTCAGCCATTTTTATTACCGCCCTTTCGGGCGGCATCCCGACATTAATCGTTGTGGTAACTCATGGCTTCATTTGCAGCATCAACCGGATCAACCTCCCACCAGCAATAATTTGGGTCGGTTCCTTCAGGTGTCCACGGCTCTAATTCATTTTTTGCTACATTCTCGTCAGCAGTAATTTTAAAAATCTGCTCAGAGAATTTTTTTACCCACTCGTTATATTTTTCCGCGTTAATGGTTTTCTGTGTATTTAACATAGATATACCTCCGGTTAAGGATTAAATTTTATTTACAGTGCTGATTTAATATTCAGTTCTGGATTTTGTCGCTCTGCGTATCCGCGCTTTCGCGTTACGCTCAATCTGAATTAGCTTTTCTATATTTTTTCGCCTTTCCTGTTCCTCCTGGCGCAATAGTTTTACATCATCTGCCAGCCTGGTTTCTCTTTTCGCAACAGAGAGCATCCAGTCAAATGGCTCCACAACTGCACCGCAGATTTTACAGCGGACCTGACGCTCTTTTTCATCAACCCGGACAGAGGCATGATGGCAATATGGTCTTTCCGATGGTTCATAAAGAAAATTAACCTGATTACGTGGGTCATCCTCTTTTACCGGAAATAAAACAATATTACTTAACTCATCTTCTGGTTTTATTTCCATGCTCTTCTCCTTTGATGTGAATGCCAGCGTCAAACATCATATGCAGCTCTCCTTTTCGAAGCTGGGCGGCTAACTCATCACATATGTGCGTCAAAGAGCAAAGTTTGATTGATGGGTGTTCGCGCATCATCTCTACCCCCTGCGCCCTTACTTCAGCCAAAAAAGCATCGGTGGCTGGAATGGGCTTTTGTGGTGATATAGCAATACGAATTGTCTCAAGGTCCGGATCTGTTTCCGCTTTTGGCACCTTGATATACCCCAGTTGCACCCCTTTCATGATGAACCTGCGGCGGTCCTCACACATCACCTTCAGCCCCGCATTCTCCGCCGCAAGTGCAGCAAGATTAGTCTCCAGCTCTGCAATGCGTTTGCTTTGGGCTTCCCGTTCATCCAGCAGTGCCAGCACGGTAGCCGGATTGGCTGCTGCTATGAATCGCTTATTGGCGCGATTATCTGGTCCTGAGCATGATGCTATGTAGTAATTTGCGTTCAGTCCGGCATCAGCAATTAACCCATAATCATCAGAACACCATTCGCCAGGGGTTGCATTTTCTGCCGCCATTCGCAGTGCCTGGTAATTAATGTTGCTCACTGGTTTCCTCCTGGCAAAGCTGGGCGACAATATCGCGATATTTATTCAGCTCCCGCAGCGCGGCGCAGACACGCTCCCACTTCCGGACATGATTTTTCGCCCGACGCAGTTCGCGGTTTGCCAAATGCAGCGATGGCAAAATCAAATCATCAGATCGCGTTGCAGTAAACGATGGCAGCGACTGCACAATGTCCGCCACAGTTTCTGTTTTAATTTCTTCCTGTGTTGCAGCCTCCTGTACTGGTAACGCAACACCTGCGGGCTGAGGAAAGGCCTTACCATCAGTTTCCGCTACCGATGCTGCTTTCGGCTCTGCTGGTAAATTATCGCCCGGTATGCAGTAACGAAATTTACCGCCCTGATTTACGCGAATCAGACGACCTTTGCTGATTGCCATTGCCAGCGTTGAAGCCACTTTGCGTGATGTGGTACCAAACAATGTAGCCAGCTCATCCGCCGTTTGTGGTCCGCGTTGTTCAATCGTCGCGGTTAAATCGCACTCTGAGATTTTCGCTACTGTCGCCGTGGTGGTTTCTTCCGGCAGTTCTGCCGGCGCTGGCTGTTCCTGCTGAACGTTGTTATCAGCCACACGCCAGGTGTACGCGCTTTTATCAACGAAACCAGCCTTTTTCAGTTCCCATAGTTCGTTCAGCACTTCTTCTCGACTGATATCAAGTCGCGCAGCCAGTTCTGCCGACGTGGCCTTTCCCATCGCTTTCAGTGCGTCAAAAACGGTCTCCATTAAAATTTCCTCCCGGTAAAAATACTTCTAAACTCAAACAAAACCAGCCGCTTTCCGGCGTTCATATTCCTGTTTCAGCAACTCAATTGGTGTTGGCCCCGACGGGCGTTTTGGTGCTGCCAGTTGCCGCCGGACGGGCGGAACACTGAGGCCATTACCAACATGCTTTGCCCATTTCGTCAGTTGCCGTTCTGCAAGCCGTTTTAACTCCCCTTCGGTCATCTGGCGCTCAATCCCCTTTGAACGCATCTCGAGGCAAATGTGATACAGCACGGGCTGAGACCACGGGTACTTATCACTTCCGTCGTATCGCCAGGACTCATTGCGCCAGCGGCGGTACTCCTCCATCACAGCATCCACCGTCAGACCAAATGGATTTGCCCCACTCTCCGAAATCAGCGCCACAAACTCAGCCAGGTCCGGAGGCCATGTTTCACCCGCCCGGCAGCGGTCCATGCACTGGCGGCAGACCTGACGGATTTGCTGCTCAGTCATCGCGCCAATCTGTGCAATCCAGAGCTTCGAAGGTGCGGCCCCGTTCTTCTGGGTCCAGCGGTTCGAATAAACCTCCCCCATGAGTTCCCACAGCTTCCACGCCGTTTCCGTCGCTGATAAATCCGTTTTCACGTTCCCACTGCTCACGTGCTGCCCGAATTTCCTGAACTGCCCGTGATGCGGTGCCACCTGGTGCGGCTGCATGGCTCACCCCCTTGCTGACTGGTTTAACCTGCGCCCTGACGTGATTTACGTGACGGGCGAATTTCTGCTCCCACTGAATCTGCGTAAATACTTTCCCCTCCGCTGCCCAGTAGTCCCGGAAGGCGGCAAGTTCAGCTGGTGTAAATTCCGGCTCAGGAAGAGCCACGCCCCACAGCGCAGCCCGTCGTCGAAAATCCGGCGACGGATGCCAGCCATCGGTCATCGGAAATTTCCCGATGGGTTCGCTCAGGCCTTCCAGGTAATCAGGTTCCGCTGTCTGCAACGGCACGCCATTTGCCTCACTGGCCGGAGCACTCTCGCGCACGCGCGCGTTATGTGTGGGGTTTATATATCTGTTATCTGTTATCTGGATACCGCATGACAAAGCGTTAGCCTTATCCTTAGGCTTATCCTCAGGCAAAGGGATTGCCTTATCGAATGCCATCCCCAAAGCCTCAGAAACCCCGTAGGACGCGGCTCTCAGCGATTCCCTGGCCTCCCATTTGAGAGGGCAGTCAGGAATTAAAGCGAATGCCTTTGCCCAGGATTTAATGACATTTATCGAGTTTGGCGGATTGTGTTTCGCAGCATTCGGGAGCCAAAAAACTCTGGCTTTGATATCTGCTTTCACCATGCCAAGATTCATGGCTTCGCCTAAGGCTAAGTCAAAGGCTTCGATATCCCACCCCAACTCTTCAGCCATTGCTGCCCGCCCGGCTTTAAACAACCCAGGAATAATCCCGGTAAATGGACTGGTCAGCAGATAAATAAACAAACTCTGTCCACTTGGAGGCAGAGGAGATAACGCCCTAAATTTGGGATCATCCCATATCGTTATTTTTACCTTGCGATAAGGCTCATTGTTTGCCTTAGTTTTTGGCATGGGATTTGGCATGTTTTTAGCCTTAACCATAATTGCCTCATCTGGTGTCGAACCTTCCTCCGGATATAATCTGTGATTCCCCAATCAACAGAACCAAAGGAGGTTCGACATGTCTTTAATGGCTGTTTGCCAAAAAATTAAAAATCACATGCGCACTGTGTACAAAATTAACCAGCACGACCACGACATGGTTAACCTGGTAACATGCAGGGCTATAGTTCTCACCCGCTTCCATCTACTTCTTACAAATCACTCACGAGATTCTCTCCTGAGTCCCAGTAACTATGATTCGCTGGCGAGATTGCTATACCAGGCAAGTGAAAAACGTATTACTGATCCCTTATCTGTTTCTCCTGTCCTTGCTCTTCACATTCTGGAAGACGCTCTCTATGACCCCCATCAGGAATGCGACTATCAATTTCTTGAAGCTGAGAAATCAATGAGAGAATGGTTCGTTGAATATCGCGAACGGCAGCAAAAGTTATCCTCAAAGTATTCAGAACTTCCGCAACTTCGCTGGAGTGACCTTCCGAACGAATTATTTGCTCTGACCCCAGAAAATTAATTCTTGGGGATAAATCGTCCATAACTGAGCGCAGGCTAAGTTCTGCGCTCTGAAGCTTCCGAACCGAAGTTTCTGTACCCCAACCCGCAATTTCTGCATTTTTTGCAAGTTTCAGGATCCAGTCTCGTAGTTCGCCGGGAGTAAGATTTCCAGCATTGATAAACGGTTTGATTTTCATTGTTAGTTACCCTATTCACTTAATGAACAACAGCAGAATCGTCGGACGACCCACCACCGCTGAAATGCGCTTTCCGGTAAACGGCTTGGACTGCATCATCATGCGCATCAATTGCCGTACTCAACGCTTCCTGCGCCGCCAGTAATGCACGGCGTTCCAGGGTATCGAAGATGCTGAATCGGTGGCGCAGCTCGCGCGGAAGGATTGCCAGAATTGCAGGGATCAGTTTCTGAATTTTTTCCCTTTGCGCTTCCGTTTCACCTTTCAACCAGCGGTGATAGATATTCTGCTGATTGTTCCAGTCCTTGCCTGGTACCAGGGGTAATTCGCCGCCCCCCCCCTGGCGCAGATATTCTTCAGTAATTGCGTTAGCGACCCACGCCTGCCCTTTTTCGGCTGCCAGGGCTAACAGCACTGATTCGATGTGCTCATGCCTGATTTTCATGAATCACCTTCCCCGCCCGCTTTGCCTTACGATATTCGTCATAAACTTTGGGGTCATACTGAAGTTCCCCGCCGGATGCCTCTTGCAGGCGCATCGCGCGACCTTCAGGAACCAGTTCCCCCCATTGAGAAACAGCGGATGGATCAACACCAGCAGCTTTCGCTACTTTGGCTTTCGTCCCATAAAAATTAATTACGTCTGATTTAAACATCACCCCTCCAAAGTTGAGTTTTCTCAATAGTAATCACTCAAGGAATCTCAAGTCAAGGGTTATTAAGATATCTAAATATGAACGAGAAAACTTTAGGTCAACGAATTAGAGAAAGACGCAAACAGGTTGGTTTAAGTCAAAACGATTTAAGCAAAGCTGCTGGCGTATCTGGCTCATCAATTTCACTATGGGAAAGCGACCATACAGCCCCGCGCGGGCAAAATTTGCATCGCCTGGCTGAGGTATTGCAATGTTCACCAACTTGGATACTGTTTGGTGACGAGGATAAAACACCAGATCCACCAGTTGCACTCAACAGCGCCTTAGACTTATCGGAAGATGAGTTGGAGATGTTGCGATTGTATCGCGCACTTCCAAAATCAGAGCAGCAAGCACAAATCAGCGAACTCCGTGCCCGCGTTGAGAATTTTAATCGCCTATTCACCGAGCTACTAGAAGCTCGCAAACGTAACAAACATCAATAACCCCCCTTCACAAATTTTAAAGCCTTACATTTCAATGTATTGGCTTTATTTTGCATTAAATATTGAGTTTTCTCACCAAAAACGCTTGACCAATTTTCATGAGAAAACTAAATTACAATCCATCAAGACACCGCACGGTGTTCTCAGCAAACAGTTCTGCCACCCGGCGTTAAGGGGAAAAGGAAAACAATGTTCACGCACGATATATATCCGTCAAAAACGGGAAGAAGCGTACTCACTCTTGCATCCGAGCTTTCTGAGCTGGCAGCAGAGATGGCAAAAGATAAAGGCATTACACCGAAAGATGCACGTCTCGCACTGGAACTGGCCAGCAGGGTTTCTGCTAACACAAAAGAGACTCCAAATGATCTGATTAAAAGAATGGCTGATGCCATGAAAAAAGTCAGTGAAGCTGCAAATGATCTAAAAGTTGAAAGTGCACTGGAAGATCTGCGAATCGTAGTAAATGCGATGATCGAGGAGATGTGACCGGCACCACAAGGTGCCAGTCAGGGGAAAACTAGACAGAGCGGAATACTGGAATTTTCGACTGAGGACCATCTACTGGGCGTATGCTTTCACGTAAGCGTGCATCGAGCCTGATAGCCTCTTCCGAATGTTCAATCTTATAACCCGATGAACACCTCATTGCTTGCAATTTCACATCAAGGTCAGGAAGAACGGCAAAACTACCATGATTTGGACAATGATAAATTTTCAAAAACTCGCGCTGCCCTTCAACTAAAGTCTGCACAGAAGATGTAGCCAAACAAACAGGGCAGAGTGAAGTAATTACCATACTAAATTCCTTACTGGTTGTGTGAGAACTCCAGTATACCACCGAGCCTGAAGTGGTAAAAAAAGACAGGCGCACAACACGAAAGCGCACGGAGGTGATGTTTTTCCCTTAGAAGGCTTGTCGTTAAATTTCTTCGACCGTGCGCTTCCGGTTGTGGCAATCCGCGAAATGGCGCGGCGGTAAGTATGGCAGGGGTGCTATTCTCCCTCCCCCTGTGGAGCACCGGGTTGTCAGGTTGACCATACGCTTGAGTGACAACCCCGCTGCAACAACCCATGTTGATTACCTTTTGGCGGCATCAGTTTCATTGCTGGCTGATGTCCGTCCTTTTTAAAGTGAATTTTGTGATGCGGTGAATGCGGCTCAGCGCACGCGGAACAGTTAAAAGCGTAAGAGTTATGGGTGAAATACTCCGGCGTTAATTGTTAACTGGTTAACGTCACCTGGAGGCACCAGGCACCGCATCGACAAAATTCATTTGTAAAAATGGAGATAATTATGATTGCTCATCACTTCGGAACTGATGAAATACCACGTCAGTGTGTGACCCCTGGCGATTATGTTCTTCATGAAGGTCGGACATATATCGCCTCGGCAAACAATATCAAAAAGCGAAAACTTTATATTCGTAACCTGACCACAAAAACATGCATTACTGACTGCATGATTAAAGTCTTCCTCGGTCGTGATGGTTTACCTGTAAAGGCGGAGTCATGGTGATGACTAAGAAAATAAAATGTGCTTACCACCTTTGCAATAAAGAAGTTGAAAAAAGCAAAAGCATTACAAAACCACTTCATTTCATGCGTGGAGTTATCCCAACGACGGAAATGAAAAAATATTGTAGTGAAATATGTGCCGAAAAAGACCAGATGGCACACGAACTTTAATTAACTGACTATGCGAAACTGAATTTATGCCAGCAATGGCAGGGATTCGCTCAACCTTAATTAAGGAGAAAAAATGATTACCAATTATGAAGTCACTGTTGTAACTACCGATGACATTGTTCACGAGGTTAATCTGGAAGGAAAGCGTATTGGCTACGTGATTAAAACAGAAAATAAAGAAACCCCATTCACTGTGGTTGATATTGACGGCCCATCAGGCAACGTAAAAACACTTGATGAAGGTGTCACAAAAATGAGTCTGGTTCACATCGGAAAGAATCTGCCCGTAGAAAAAAAAGCCGGATTTCTGGCAACTCTGATTGCAATTAAATTAAAAGGTGAAATCTGAAAAAAGAAAGCCTGCACAACGTGCAGGCCTGAGTGAAGAACCTGGGACATTTATTCATCACTCGCAGTAATTTTAATCTGAGTTGAGGTTAAAAAACAATGAGCACAAAACCACTCTTCCTGTTACGGAAAGCGAAAAAATCATCCGGTGAACCTGACGTCGTCCTGTGGGCAAGCGACGATTTTGAATCGACCTGTGCCACTCTGGACTACCTGATCGTTAAGTCAGGTAAAAAACTGAGCAGCTATTTTAAAGCTGTTGCCACGAATTTTCCTGTCGTTAATGACCTGCCCCCTGAAGGTGAGATCGATTTTACCTGGAGTGAACGCTATCAACTCAGCAAAGACTCCATGACCTGGGAACTAAAACCGGGAGCAGCGCCAGACGACGTTCACCACCAGGATAATGCTCAAGAAACCAAAGAACTGGCGGGAGGCCAGGAAGAAAACACGCAGGCAGACGCCCACGAGGATTGCCAGGATTGCGAAGTCTCTGTAGCCACTTTGCGGTTCACACAGCGTCTTCTGCACATTTTTACCTATGCGGCCGGGGATCGGAAATACCTGCATCATGCCACCCGAGAACAACGCGAACACATTACTGCTCTTGAGATGGATCAGGAAAACAGCTATGTCCAGAATCTGCTGTTGGCCATACGCGGCATGGCAGAACCGACAACTCTGGATAATGCCGCCCTGCTCCGCCTGACTGATGCAATTAAGGGGGTTTTCTCTATCACGAAAAAACATCAGCCCTATGAATTTAAGAATTTCATTTCAGCCTGGCTGGATACCGAACACATTGATCGCGGTCTTCTGACAAAAGAATGGCGAAAAGGGAATCGTGTTTCACGCATCACGCGCATGGCTTCCGGTGCTAATGCTGGCGGCGGGAACCTCACCGATCGCGGCGAAGGTTTCGTCCACGATCTGACGTCGCTGGCGCGCGACGTAGCCACTGGCGTACTGGCCCGTTCAATGGACGTGGACATTTATAACCTTCATCCGGCACACGCTAAACGCATTGAGGAAATTATCGCTGAAAATAAACCGCCCTTTTCTGTTTTCCGCGACAAATTCATCACCATGCCTGGCGGGCTGGATTATTCCCGCGCCATCGTGGTTGCGTCCGTGAAAGAAGCACCAATTGGGATCGAGGTCACCCCCGCGCACGTCACTGAATATCTGAACAAAGTACTGACTGAAACTGATCATGCCAACCCTGATCCGGAAATCGTGGATATTGCCTGCGGTCGTTCCTCTGCCCCGATGCCGCAGCGTGTAACAGAAGAAGGAAAACAGGATGATGAAGAAAAACCGCAACCATCTGGAACAACGGCAGATGAACAGGGAGAGGCTGAAACAATGGAACCGGACGCAACTGAACATCATCAGGACACGCAGCCGCTGGATGCTCAGTCACAGGTAAATTCTGTTGATGCGAAATATCAAGAACTGCGGGCAGAACTCCATGAAGCCCGGAAAAACATTCCGCCCAAAAATCCTGTCGATGCAGACAAATTACTGGCTGCCTATCGCGGAGAATTTGTTGAAGGGATTAGCGACCCGAATGATCCGAAATGGGTTAAGGGGATCCAGACCCGCGATTCTGTGTACCAGCATCAGCCAAAAACGGAACAGAACGACCGAAAATCGGAACAAAACGGCCAAAATGCGCGACAAAATGAACCAGAAGCGCAACAGGAACCGGAAAAAGTCTGCGCCGCCTGCGGTCAGACTGACGGGGATAACTGCCCTGACTGTGGTGCGGTAATGGGCGACGCAACATACCAGGAAACATTCGATGAAGAGAATCAGGTTGAAGCTAAGGAAAAAGATCCGGTGGAAATGGAAGGCGCTGAACATCCGCACAATGAGAATGCTGGCAGCGATCCGCATCGTGATTGCAGTGATGAAACTGGTGAAGCGTCAGCTCCTGTAGCAACTGAAATCATGTGGCCGTCATATTTCGAGCCAGGCCGCTATGAAAACCTCCCGAACGAGGTTTATCACTCCGCCAACGGAATAAGCAGCACGATGCTGAAGGATGCCCGTATCAGCCTGATGTATTACCACGGGCGGCACATTGCCGGAACTATTCCGAACGAGGAAAGTGATGCACTGCTGCGTGGGCGGATCATTCACAGCTATGTTCTGGAAACGGATAAATTCGCTGATGAATATGCCATTCCGGTACCGGTTCCTGAATATGTGGTTACTACTTCTAACGAACTGATCGCCATCATTAAAAAACACAATGCCAGTCTGCCAGCACTGATGACACCAGAGCAGATGAAAGAGTGGATCGAAAGCTACAACAGCACTCTTATACAGCCACTGTCTGTAAGTGCTGGGGCCGAAGAAACAGGCATCCTTTACGGTTCGCTTCCGGTGGAATTTCGGCGTATTCCTGAGGGGGAAAAACATACAGCATCAGCAATGAAAGCCTGTATTAAAGAATACAACGCAAGCCTCCCTCCTCTGTTGAAAACCAGTGGAGCACGGGAGCAGCTTCTGGATCAAATTGAAACTGTAGACCCAGAACTGGCAAAAAAAGAACGTGCTAAATCTTTGCCTTACAACATCAGTGGCACAAAAGAGCAATTAACCGAAATCGCACGGAAAATTCGCCCGGAACTGGTGACACTGGAGGACTGGCAAAAACGCCAGCAAGAAGAAAACGCCGGGAAAACGTTTATCAGTCCGGATATGTATGAACAGGCAAAAAATATTCACGCGGCACTGCAAAACAATACCGATGCAGCAAGGCTACTCAACCACCCGGATCGCAAATCTGAAATCAGCTATTTCGGGTTTGATGAAGAAACCGGGCTGGAAATCAGGGTCCGTCCTGATATCGAAATCCGGCTGCCATACGAAAGCATTTGCGCTGACGTGAAGTCAGTCAGCCTCGGTTATGTGCGGCAGGAACGACTTAAAGATCGCCTGCACCGTGAAATTATTGAGCGTGATTATCACCTCAGCGCCGCAATGTATTGCGATGTGGCAAACCTGGACAAATTTTTCTGGATCTTCGTCAACAAAGATGCTGGCTATCACTGGGTGGCTGTCGTGGAAGCCTCGCAGGAACTCCTGGAACTTGGTCGACAGGAATATCGCCGGACGCTACGCCAGATAAACGAAGCCCTGGAGACAAACAATTGGCCAGCACCGATAACCGAAAGTTATACCGACGAATTAAACGACTTTGATCTTCGTCGTCTTGAAGCACTGCATCTGGCTTAATGGAGAACCTGACCATGCAAAATACCAATATCATCACGACAGAGCAGACACCAAATACCATTTCTGCCAGTAACACTATTTTTAACGTTCAGGCGTTGACGCAACTTCAGGAAGTAGCCGGGTTGATGTCACAGGCCACCGTCACAGTTCCCGATCACCTTCGCGGAAAGCCTGCCGACTGCATGGCAATCATCATGCAAGCCATGCAATGGGGCATGAACCCCTACGCTGTGGCTCAGAAAACACACCTGGTAAACGGAGTTCTGGGTTATGAAGCACAACTGGTTAACGCTGTGATCTCTAGCTCAAGTGCAATTGTAGGCCGCTTCCATTACAAGTACGAGGGAGACTGGGAGAAATGCTCTCGCACCCGAGTGGAGACCGTTAAGAAAACGGCCAAAGGAGGCGGAATCTATGAGAAAAAAGAAACGATCCCATGTTGGACCAGTGAAGATGAGTATGGTCTCTCAGTTCGAGTTGGTGCAGTTCTTCGCGGTGAAAGTGAGATTACCTGGGGAGAACCGGTGTTTCTTTCCAGCGTGATTACGCGTAATTCTCCTTTATGGACCTCAAACCCGAAACAACAGCTCGCCTATCTGGCGTTGAAATACTGGGCTCGCCTTTATTGTCCTGACGTCATCCTGGGCGTGTATACCCCGGACGAACTGGAAGAGCCACAGGAAAAAATCATCAATCCTGTGCCGGTACAGAATTATAGCGAGGTAAGCGAGCAGCGAACAGAAACCATCGAACAGCGTATTGACGAAGCGTGGATTGATGAATTCCGGCAGCGTGTCGAAAGCGCGGCCACGACTGAGGAAACCACTGCATTACGCCAAGAGATAGAGGATCAGAAAAACCAGATCGGCGAATTCTTTGCCGAGCTTAAAGGAAAAGTGGTTCGGCGTCATCACCGTCTCAATGCTATTGCCAGTATCGAGAAGATGATAAATGACCTTCCTTCATCCGGTGATCCAGATGCAGAACAAAAATTTACTGCTCTGGAAAATACGCTGAATGCTGCCCGGCCACATCTGGGTGAATTATATGAGGCGTATAAAACGACACTGACAGATATGAAACCAGAATATATCGGCTCCTGATATTGACTTTGGCGGTGTAGCCTCACCGCCATCACAAAATTTTATTATATGAGAGAAAAGACAATGCGGTATGAAAAAGTCAAACCATGCCCTTTTTGTGGTTGCCCATCAGTAACGGTGAAAGCCATTTCAGGATATTACCGCGCGAAGTGTAACGGATGCGAATCCCGAACCGGCTATGGTGGAAGTGAAAAAGAAGCACTCGAACGATGGAATAAACGAACCACTGGAAATAATAATGGAGGTGTTCATGTATAAAGTTACCGCCACTATTGAAAAGGAAGGTGGCACTCCTACTAACTGGACAAGGTACTCAAAAACAAAGTTAACCAAATCGGAATGCGAAAAAATGCTCTCGGGAAAAAAAGAAGCAGGCGTTTCCAGAGAGCAGAAAGTAAAGCTGATAAATTTTAATTGCGAGAAACTTCTGCCCTCGTGAGTTGCATTATATCCAAATTATAACTTCATAGCTGATTATTAAAAATCAATCACGTCCGCCAGTATTCTGTATATTTACTGGCGGTCATATCGTAAGAGGTATGGCAATGAATCTTGTGACACTCAAAACGTGGGGAAAACTCAGATATCCGGATAACCCACCATCAATATCAACGCTGAGACGATGGGCAAGGAATGGAAACATTTATCCTGCACCTGAACTACACGGGAGGAGTTACAGGGTGGTTCCGGAGGCTTTCTATATCAACCCAAATAAGGTTGATACCGATATAACACACCATCAGCCTAATGGGCGACAAGGGAGAGACAGTCCGTTACTGGAGAAGTTAAAACATGCAGCGGAAAAAATACGATCCCAATTTGCCTAGGAACTTAACATATCGAAGGAGGGACAAAGCATATTACTGGCGCAACCCTCTGACGAAAGAAGAATTTACACTAGGTAAAATTTCAAGAAGAGATGCAATCGCGCAGGCAATTGAAGCAAATCATTATATATACAAAAACTACTCTCCTGCTGCCTTAATTGAAAAACTTAAAGGGTTCGACTCATTTACTATGGCAGACTGGATTGAACGTTACAAAACGATTCTTATAAGGAGAAAAGTGTCCAGAAATACTTATAAAATTCGGGGAAATCAACTGGAAACAATAAAAGAAAAATTAGGAGGGATTTTACTGACAGAAATAACCACTCGCCATATTGCCGAGTTTCTTGATTTGTGGATTGAAGGAGGGAAAAACACGATGGCAGGATCAATGCGTTCTGTGTTATCTGATATGTTCCGCGAAGCCATTGTTGAAGGGCGTATATCTCAAAATCCAGTAACGCCAACAAGAGCACCGAAAATAGTAGTTACAAGAGAACGGCTGAAACTAAAGACATACAACTGCATCAGGGAGGCAGCAGATCAACTTCCGACATGGTTCCCATTAGCTATGGACTTAGCCCTTGTAACAGGACAACGTCGCGAAGACATAACGAATATGCGGTTCAGTGATATTTATGATGATCGTCTCCACATCAGGCAAATTAAGACAGGAATGATGATTGCTATCCCCCTGTCACTCAGCCTTCCTGTCGCTGGTCTACGTCTTGGTACAGTAGTTGAACGGTGCCGCCTGGTAAGCCGGGGAGATTTTCTAATCAGTGCCGGGATTAGAAAAAACAGCCCTGACGGAAGCATTCACCCGGACGGCCTGACAAAAAAATTTGTTGCAGCCAGAAAATTAACAGGTATCCAGTTCAGTGAAAACCCACCAACTTTTCACGAGATCAGAAGCCTGGCTGGACGATTATACAAAGAAACATGTGGAGAAGAATTTGCTCAGCGTCTACTTGGCCACACATCGGAGAAGACAACAAAAATGTATCTTGATGAGAGAGAAAAAACGTACTTACTGCTCTGATTTTTACGTAAATGGATTGTTAAATGTATATTGGTTGTGATATAACCAAAAAAGACCGGAATACAGAAATTCGAGTAAATTTCGGGGAATTTCGGGGAGGCGCTTGCAACTAATTGATTTTAAATACAATTAAAAAGAGACCGAATACGATTCCTGTATTCGGTCCAGGGAAATGGCTCTTGGGAGAGAGCCGTGCGCTAAAAGTTGGCATTAATGCAGGCTTAGTTGCCTTGCCTTTTAAGAATAGATGACGACGCCAGGTTTTCCAGTCCGCGCGTAAAGTGGTCAGAAAAAAAGCGCGTTTATCATCCTCTAAAATGTTAAAAACCGCCCGTTCTGGTGAAAGCACCCGGGCGGTTTTTTATTTAAAATCAAAAAATTACTATAGATAATTAACAGAGTCTCTCAGCTCTTTCAATAAACGGTGCCAGACTCACTTTTTCACCTGGTTTATTGGGATCATCAATCTGGATCACCGAAATGGGCTGGGCTTTAGTCTTCCCGCTGGCTACTTCCTTTTGTGCGATATCGTTTAAAGGATACTGTACCAGGGTACTTGGGTTAATGACATACAAAGCATTGCCCGGACGACAGGTCAGCATCACCTCTTCGCGATTAAACGCCCATTTGTCTTTACCCATTTCAAAACGGCTGACGGTAATCACCTGCGGAGCCGCCAACGCCGCTGCCGAACTGGTGAGTAACAGAAACGCCAGAATACTTTTTTTCATCAT